TTTAATTATAGTATCATACGCTGTTCGTACCCATAATTCACCGGTAGTTTTATGACGCCTATCATATATAGAAATATAATTACCACTAATATCCTTAAGCGGTTTATATACACCATAATTACTACCATATATATCAGTACCCCAATTTGCTAACTGATTACTAGATATATCTAATACATTAGTGCGTTTATCAATATTATACTCACCACGCCAGTTTAATGGATATAAATCAGTTCTTGTCCAGGTAGATGCAGTCTCACCCGACCAAAACTGATAATTATCGTCAACTCTCTGTATACCTACACCGTCAAATTTTCTAGAATCATATGATGATTGATAAGGTTTAAATATAGGATATCCCTTACTATTTTTTATCATACCATCAGCATAATCATTTGAGTTTTGCTGTTTTATCCAACTAAACTCAAATGTGTGGATATATGGTGAGAAATTAGATTCTAAACTAGTACCCCGAATGGATGTGTATAGGTTAGGATCCGGGATAAAATATACAGCATTTGCTGATAAACTCTCCTTATCGATGCCTAATATTGGATCAACCGCAGCATATGTATTAGCACCAATATGTGATGGTGTATGATAACCACCTATATTATCTATAGAATATAGAGAATTAAACGATGGTACCGCAGCTACGGTAGGATGTATTCTATTATTTAAATGTGCATATGGTGCATCCGCTATTAGATATCTACCAGATGCAGCTACATTACCTAAACTATCTGTAGATAATGCATAATAATCAGAACCTAAATATTTACTTGCTAAAAGCGGATCATAATATGATTTAATCTGATCACCACTAATATAATCTATAAAAGATGTAAGTGAATATGTAGTAGTAGGTGTATAACCAGGGCTAGTGCTTGGATCTATTACTTTACCGGATGATATTACTTGAAATAGGTAATCTAAATCAGATATTAAACTCTCAGATATAGTATTATCATAATATCTTGTCTCGTATAACGCTTTTAATACATCTGTTGTTAAATTACTAAAAACATTAAACGTATTTGCTGTTGAAAAATTATCATATGCACTAATTGGTACGTTTGATGATGAATCAAAATATGTATTTTCATCATATAATTCCTCAACCTGAACCTCGAAATTATTACATATTGCTGATAGAGCAGAAAACGAATTAGTTAATGATTGATCATTAACAGTAAAATTATACGGATATTTAGTAAATGATCTTAATATATACTGATACAAAATTCGCTCTATAGCTTTATTTGTACCAGTCATATTATATTTCAATTTAGCTGGTTTTACAGAATCTCTTTTACTTGCATAATACGCTGCAATTGCCTTTAGTTTACGAGAGATTAACGGTACTACACTAGCTAATTCAAATTCATTATCGAAATCAATATCTGTAAATAGTCGCTCTTCATTTTCATCTTTATATGATATTGAAATTTGTCTTATGAACGTTTTATATAATTCCTTAATATTATTAACAGTAGATGTAGTATTTTTGATATTAGCATTTATCTTATACCAATTCTGTATATACTTGTTATAGTCTGTTACGTATTGAGTGGGTAGTAATCCCACATTACGCTTAATCCACTCTTGGAAACTATATGGTGATGCAATATCTCCAGTATCAATGTTACCTCTCGAGCTCACCGCAGGTACTTGATTCGATGAAAATTTTGACAACGTAATAGACATTCAAATACTTAATACGATTTAATCTCTGATCAATCCAAGACCTTTAAATATGTAGTAATTAAAAATTAGATCTACTATACCACCATCCTTATACCAATCATCTATTGATGATATATTTTCATTCAATGTAGTATGTGTATTTTCCCAATCTATAATACCACCAACTTGTGTATTATCTGTACCACTTACATACTCATATACATAATAATAATTAGCTATCGGTACATCTAGTCCCCAACCTGTATAACCAGATAAGGGGAATGATGATAACGGAAATGATGATAGTGGGTAGTTACTATATGTACTGCTTAATGTGGGTGATTGTAATACATCTACTGTTATAGGTGTAAGTTCTATCTTTTCATAATTATTACTATACTTGATATTAAACACGACATTCTGACCTGCAGATGCAATATATGTTGTAGTATCTAATAATTTACCGATATTCTTACCAGAACCTGCTACATTATATTGTTTAAAATCTTTTGATTTTAAATCTCTAGTAGGTTTTAGTTTGCATAAACTTACTGATAATATATCCATTAATCTCTTAATATCAGATGGATAACTAAAATTATATTGATCTATAGGTATGTTTATTAATTGATGCAGTGATTGTAATTGCTGAATATTACATGTGTCTACATCTCCATGATTACCTACAAAGTTAGCAATCTTTTCATATATGGCATTACCTAATATTAACGGATCACCATCATATGACCCAGCAATAGGTGCAATAATATTAGAAAATAATATATCGTTACGATTAATGTTAGGTTGTAGTGTTATATCTCTAATTTTATTAACACCATCAAAATCTTCATTAATCTTACGTATATCATATTCAGACTCAAAATCTTTAACACTAAAAATATTACTAATACCAGACAGACTTATAGTAACATCACTACCTATAGCTGATAGTGGTGATGATGATTGAAATTTATTATACCACTGAAGTCCATGCCAGTCACCACTACCCTGTAATGAATATCTAAAATCATTAGAGTATGGAGATATTTGTACCTCACTTCTTGATTCTGGTGCATCTGCTGCAACCATATATACTCTATTATCATATGAATTTAATACCCAGATTCTATTAAACCAGTCACAAGATATACCACCCAATTCTTGATCATACAACCTATCATTAATAATCACAGATGATATAGGATCTGTTGATAATGTAGTAGAAGACATCAAATATGTTGTAGTACTACCAGTATTAGTATTAATCTTGGTAATATAATTATAACCATGAATAAACCACGGATTTTGATTAAAATCTAATGTTATATATGATGGTACTCTAAATCCACTTATTGCACTTAATTGTGTGCAATCATTACTAAATTTCATTAATGTACCATTAGTACCAGTAGATTCGTTTGTTAAAGTAACCCATAGATTATTACCACCATCTATTATAATATCATGCGGTTGACTGTATATAGGTAGATCTATCTTAGATATAAATGTACCGGTGTTTGAATATTTACAAATAAAACTGCTTAATGGGTGGGAGTATGATACCCAAACATTATCTAATTTATCTATATCAACTTTATTAGCTTGTACGGTATATTCACCACCGAAACCACTAACACCCGGGACACTTAAATATGTTGATTGTACCGGTGGATATATATTACATAATATACTACCCGTATCAGTATCTAGTTTTATCGTAGATCCTGCATCAAATAATGTAACCCATACGTTTTTATTACTATCTAACGCAATACCTGTAGGTGTTACACCAAAGTCGTTATCATATATAAACGCTGAACATTCAGGGTATGTAGACAAATTAAAAGTTCTATCGATACCGAAATTACGCGATACTCTGTATACTGTATCATTAGCAGGATCAGTACACCATGACGTGTCGTTTATATCTCCGGGTACTCGAACTATACCATATATTTGACTATTTGGTATAGTATACACCGAAGATGTAAATTCTTGTATTGTTTGTAGATCCTTTACAGTAAGATATACTAATTGATTATATTTCGGATTTGATACCCAAGCACCAAACGGTTCAGCAAGTACACTATACATCACAACACCATTAGCTAATACACATGCAGTATTAGCACTCACTGAACTATAAAACGCTCCACGATAATAACCACCTACATCGAAACCATCATCGTCATATCTATCAAGCTGTATTGTATCTGTAAATGTAACACTACTAGCTGGTATATTAGTAACACTTTGATTGAATGAATTTACTATAAAATTCTCTAATGGAAAGCTTTTTAATATAACATCTTGATATGGAGCTGCAGGATGAACTGTAACCATATATGGTGTATATGCATTTTTCCATATAATATCGTTTAATGGGGTGATACCATTTACTGTAATCTTTAAGTGGTCAGGAGTAAGAGACTTAATAGTATGAACAGTTTCAGATGATATATCACTATTAGCATATGAGACATTACCATCTACATTATAACTACTAGTTACTAGTGTAGCTACTAACGTAATTGGAGATATTGAATTGTCTAGGTTTTGTGATGGTAAATCATCAACATATAAACATTCAATTTCTGCAGATAACCCAACTATTGTACCTATACTTGGTGACACACGATTACCGTAGCGATCTATAATAATCGGGGTATAATCAGATATTACGATATCGTGTATTGTATTACCGGAAAGATCTGTAAATTTCCATTGAGGTTTTAAGTGTGACCACTTCTGTTGAGGTTCTTGCCATGGTTGAGATTTAGACCCTCTTGAATACAATTTGACGCTCGGTAGTATATCATCAACACAAGATGATGATAATTGAATAATGAATGGAATATTCTGTGGTACTGATTGATACGTACTAGGAGCTCCATCAACCCACCGTATATTATCTTCAATATAATTATATACAGATAATGTTGTAAATATCGTTTTTACTTCATCATTATGACCATTTGCAGAATTTGGAATAACTATAGAGTATGATACTTCATATATACCCTTACTGTTAAAGGTATGTGTGGGTGTATGATCATAACTGTAATCACCATCACCAAATTGCCAGATTTCTTGATATGGTACATTACCACCGGATATGTGGTTAGATGTAAATATCCCAGTAAAAGTTACTGGGGTAGCTTTTGCATATATAGTACTTGTATGATCAACAGATATACTAGTAAGATTATCTAAGATATTACTCATTAATATTCGACGGATTGGGTACCATTAACATATGAACTCTCTATTACAATATTACTAATTACAGAGTCTAAATTATAAAAAAACGGAAATTTAAATTCATCTAGCACTATATTTTTTGTGGTTTGTTGTATATCTTGAGGATATATGGGGTTCCATACTAATAAGGATATACCCTCTACATAGAATGATGAATCTTTACGTTTAGTAAAGATTTTCTTCACACCACTGATATTTAATATCTGATCATTAATACTAGACACATCTATAGTCTGACCTAATGAACATTTTGCATTACTAAAATATGTCTGTAAAATATCCTTAATTTGTAATTTAATATATGTTAAATCAGCTTTAGAATTATCATTAGGTATTATTGATAGATACGTATTATTTCTATCATTTACGCTTATATCTGTAATACTATCATTCACTCCCAGCGTTACTGCAGTATATACCGGATCAATTAATATGATTTCAGCTGTTGTGGTTTTTTGTGTATTGACCGAATTTATAATACTTTCTTTCTGTGCGGGGGTTAGATAGTTAACTCTAACACCATCAACATACCGCTCAATTTTCGGTACAGTAAACACGTATATATTGTTAAAGTTACACGCATCTGCGAAACATAGTTGATTAAAAAATATACGAGATTCTTTATTCGGAGATGATAATCCGATATTATATAAGTATTTTACATATTCGGATAAATACCCCCAATTATTAGTAATTTTAACATCTCTTACTATATTAGAGAAATTTGCTTTAATATATGATTCATAATCATCTAATGTTACTAATCTAAACTTAGATCTAAAAACTTTTGGTGCATTTATCCTTATACTATCAACACCTTCAGCTATATCATACTTGGTTGATATGGTATTATTAGTAAATATGAGTTTTGATAAATCACCCGTTGTTATAACATTAGATGTGTTATCATATATATCACTCAATATATTATTAAGTTGTATGGTATTATACATTACTACACTCTTATTATTAATAGCACCAACACCTACCTCACCATCACTACCTCTTGATTCTAGATAATATACCGCAACAACATCTCCAGTATTAAGCTGTTTACCATTAATACCATTACCAAACTTTATTTCATATCTCTTACTTTCGTTAAGACGAATTTCTACTACCTCTGAATCCTTATTTTCTAAAAACAATGTAGGTACTGCATCCCATTTTGACCATTTACCATCAGTTACATTCTTAACATATACGTCAATATTAAAATGATCTATATTAACAGTATCACCAGGGGTTAATGTCAATACCTCATTTTCACTACCTATAGCTGTATATGTTGGATATTCTACCCATTTACCCTGATATAGTAAATTCTGATTACTCATATCTCTCAGATATTCAGTACTAGATGTAGTTTTTGTAAATGTAACATCGGTATTAAACGAGTATATGATACTATCTAACCTAAAAAATGAATATCTAGGTAATATGTAACTACCTACAGCTAAAGTATTTTGAGCTGATACATCAAAAGTTAATGTTGATGTTTGATTACCTATAGGTTTATAATCTATAAGTTTTACTAACCTACTGATATTTTCATATACATTAGTATCTGAAAATAATGTATTTGTAGATGTACGATTTAAATAAAAAAGTAATGATTGATAGGTATATGCAAATACTTCTATTAATGAAGATATATTACTACCTTCATAGTTTTGATCAGTAAAAGCTCCTATTTCGTTTAATCTATCTACTATCAACTGCTTAACTGTTGATGCATCAAATGAAAGATATTTTGTTTGTTGTGCGGTTGACATTGTTAAATGAATGTAAAATTGGTATTTTCTGACAATACAGCGTTAAGTGTTAATGAATCCCTTGATGATAATAGTGGTACTCTAATAATAAGAGTAATAGTATATTGTTTATCATCAGAATTACCTGACACTTTTATCTTATCAACTACCACTCTAGGTTCAAATCTTGTAATACCGTTTAATATAGTTTCACCTATTATATTTGCAGTATTTGTAGTAACGGGCTCAAATAGATACTGCATCAAACTTAATCCATAATTAGGACTAAGTAATTTTTGTCCGGGTATAGTATTAAAAAGGTTTGATATTGAATTTTTTATTGCATCAATATCATTATCAACTAGAATATCTCTTGGTGTATTAACAGGATAACCAATCACATCTAAATGTAAATCAGTATAAGTAACTGACGTAGAGTTATTATACGTTTTTTTGAGGTTGTCTATTGTAATTGACGCCATTACGAATACTTACATTGTATATTCGATCATTAAACCCTAAGTATACATACAAAACAAACTTATGTACAAACTCGGCACATCTAAATTTGAGACTCATATTAACGAAATGTTTGATAGGTTCACTGACGGTGGAGGTTTCCTTAAAGGTGATGTAGTAAAATTAAAGAAATCTGCAACATCATCAGACTGGTTTAAACAGCAAGCATCTTCAGTTCAAGATAAACTACAGCAAATGGTAGAGAAATCTAATAGAGTATATAGAATCTCTGCACTTAAATCAGAAATACCGAGATCTGCAGGCTCATTTGGTATGGGTCAACCCATAGCTGCTGTTGCTGATGTTGTAAGAGAAGTTAACCCTAGCTTCTGGATGGATCCAGTTACAGTACCTCTACAGTATCTCGAGGTTGTTGATGTTGGTGTTAATATGCCTCCATACGACAAGGACCTTATAAGACCTGATAATAGTAATATTAAACCGACAGATTCAATCAAAAATATAGATAAAGTAAGTGCTAATCAAACTATGGCTGGTACAGATGATAGAGTATTATCCGATAAATATCAATCAATTAAATATGGAAACAAATGGGATGATAAGAGACCTGGTGGTGGTAATACACCCTCTCAATTTTTAAAGAGAGACCGCA